CGCCCACGTATCGCCCGCCATGATTGCGTAGTCGACGGCCAAACCTAAGTTATGGCGGCTGCTACCAGGGGCCGCTAGTGGGGCGTTGCCTGGGCGTAAGTAATATTTGCGCCCTTGCCATGTTCGGGTAGACGCTGCCTCGATAGGTTGCAACGTGTAGCGCTGTAGAAATCCTGCGGTTTGTTGCGCTAATGACCTGTAACAGTCAAATTGTGATATGGGTTTAAATTGTTTTATACCTGCAGCAAACGCGGCGGCGCGTATTGCGTTGTATGCGTTAGCGGCGCGGGGGTGCAGCTTGCCAAACGGCTTTATATCTACAAGCATATTGGCGGGTAGTTCGCCTGGGTTCACGTGCCCCAACGTGGCAGGTAATACCAGTTTTTTTACGGCTGGTACTACTACGGGTTTATGGGGTTGGGGTTCCACTAGGCGGTTCTGCAGGTTTGCGTTTAAGGCCGTTGGCAGCTACCAGGCCGCTAAGTGTGCCAGTCATAAAAACGGTAAGGGTAGATAGTAACGAAATAAAATCGGCGTCGTTTGGTGACTGCTCGATAGGTTGCGTAACGAACAGCAAGCCGTACACGAAACCTATAACGGTTAGCGCAAATGTTACGGCAATAGTGCAGCCGACAAATACAATCATGCGCGCATGAAGTAATTCTATTTCGGCTTTTTCCCTAGCCATTAGATACTCTTTCGCATTGGGTAATAGTTTCGCAAACTGTTAGCGCGCTGTTGCGTACTTTTACTGGCGCGTTTGTACGTGTCGTTTCGCACGATATCGGGATAAATGCAAGCATGACACTAGCCAAGTAATAGCGCGGCTTCATTTTCGGTCATGCCTAAACGGTCTAAAAGAGTTTTACGCGCTGCGGCTTTTTCTAAAGCTAAAGCGTTTTGCCGTTCGTATTCAATAATGTCGGCGGCGTGTTGTTCATATTCGCCCTGGGTAAATTCGCGGTATTCGTTGCCGTCTTGTGCAAAAAGTTTAGGCGATTGCATAGCCGTAGACCTGGTAACTTCCCGTTATTGTTCCCGCCGACGGAAATAGCGTCAAACTATCAAATTGGGTTGCGGCTCTAAATTCGCCGTTACCGTGGCCGCCGCCTTGGCTGCCGCCAACCCTGCCGTAGGTATCCCAAAAAAAGTTTGTATCGGCTGCAACTTGTGGCGACATAATTTCTAAAACAACTTTGTTTCGGTCGCTGCTATTAAAGTTAGTAATTTGCCAGGCTGTACCGCCATTTTGATTATTTGCCGCTATTGTGGCGGCGCCTATAACATAAGTTACGCCTGCGTTCGAGTAACTTGCCGCGCTGCTATCTGTACCTGCGGCGCGTAACCTTACGTTTATAGCGGTGCTATCTGTTGACGCTGCGGTAACAGTATAAATAATTTTGTAGTTTGTGTATGTTGCGCTAAACGTGTTGGCAGGTAACGACACGGTAGAAGCTGCGCTAAAAGTAGTGCCAGAAATGTACGCTAAACCGCTTGACACGTTTACAGCGTCGGGGAAATATACGGCTGCCGACGCGCTAGTAAAAAATAGTTGCCCGCCGCCCCATTGTGGGATAGATAACGAACCAGCGCTAGTAACTGTTGCCGTTCCAGCCGTTACAACGGTTGCGCCCGTGTTAATATTTTGCAGTCGTAAACTGTCGCCTGCGGCAAATAATGACGTATTAACGGTAATTGTTGTAGCGCTAGCGCTATTCATTACAACGCGCGTACCTTTATCGGCGGCTACTAAAACATAGTTAGCGGTCTTAGTCGATACGGTTTGGTTGTAATCGTTTGCTTGTAGCGCGTTCATTTGCGCGGCTGTCAAAATTTGTGCAGCGGTAAACGTTTGAATAGCCATAATTCTTTTATCCTAACTTAATGCGGGTTGGGGTGTAGCGATATCTAAAACGCCGTAGGTTACGTCGTTAAGAATAAAGGTATATACCAGGCTTGTAGGGCTTGTGTAGTAGCGCATAGCGTGGCCGCCGTCAAACGTTATTACGTGTTCTATGCCCTCTACAAACAGTTCCTGGGTGACAGTACCAAACGTTTCGGTTTTAGTTATTTCTATTAAATCGCCTAGTTCTATAACCGCGGCAGCCGCACGCTGTAAGGCTGTCAAACTGCCAAACCATATACCTACTGACGTATAGCGGGCGGCGGGTTGGGCAACTAAAAGGTAACTGGCCAACGTTGCGGCCTGGGCGTCGCTCGATAAAAGGCTGTCGGTCTGTTCTACTGATTGGGTAAAATATTGGGCTATAGACGTCGCGTCGGTTGCTACCTGGGCTATACCTGTTTCGCGCAATATTGACGCCCTATTAACCACGTTAGACGCGTCAAAATCTATAGTTAACGCGTTGTAAGGTACGTTGCCAACGTCGGATAATTCTAAGGCAGGGCTACTAAACGTATTAGAAATACGCGGTTGCATTGTTAACACGCCGCTACGTGACAAAAAAATACGGCCTTGTTCGGCTTCGTTTATACGGTTTATGTATGCGGCTACTTGCGTATTGTCGGCTATAAGGTAATTGCCCAGGGTGGCTACAGGGCTTGCCGTAATGCTTGTAGCACCTGTATAGGCAACTTCGGGGCGCGCTAAAACTGTCGATAAACGGGCGGCGCTAGTTTCGGCGCTAGGTGTAAACGTGGCTAATGCTGTACGGCTTAATAGATAAAAGTCGTCGGCGCAAACTACCGTTACTTCGTCTAACGCGCCCAACGTGTAGCGGTAGTCGTAGTTAGTGACACGCCCAACAAATAGGTATTGCCCGTTACGTGATACGCGCACAATACGCAACGGCGCTAGGCCTGGCATATCTTGGGCGCTGTCGTAGTAAATACTTAAATCGTTTAATGGGTTTAGGTTTTGGTCTAATGCGTATTCTTTCATTGTAAAACTGCACGTACCCGCTTGCGTTGTTTGGTCTGTTGTTCGTTGACGCCCGCGCCTAATATTCACTGTTTCAACGTAAGTAGTAATATCGGCAAAATCTGTTGTACCGTCTAGCACGTAATCGGGATTATCTAAAACGCCTCTAATAGCGTCGTCAAGCTCGAAACCGTTAACTACGGCGCCCGTGTCCAGCTCTACCAGGTAGTCGGGGCCACCGTTAATTAACGCGGTAGCCACTATGCAACCTGAATATTTGCGGGGCCGTTAAGTAAGTTGAATTGGCGAATACTGTTTACAACGGCTTTACCAATGTCGGCGCTAGACGCTAAACCGCCGTTTACGTTAATAACAAAACTGCCGCCGCCGCCAGGCCCATTAAAATTAGTATCGGGTCGGCCAATAGGGGCGGCAGCCGGCATAGAAATAGCGTCGTTAAATCCTGCCGAAATGCCTTTAACGTCTGCCAATTTAAGGCCCTTGCTTGCTAGTCGCGCTTGGGCTATAGCAAACGCGGCTTCAACGCCTCTTAAATATTGTTGGGCGTTTGATACGCCCGCGCCGTACCATTGTTGGGCTGCGGATTGACCGATTAAATCGGCTGCTTTTTTGGCGCTGTCTACCAGCGCGTTAGTTTCGTCGATAGCGGTTTGGCCGCCTTTAATCAGTTCGGCAGCAATAGCCGCGCCGCTTTCCCCGCCTGCAGCTAGTACCGCTGCTAAAGCGTCTTTAGATAAATTCATTTTTAGCAACGCTTCAACGTCGGCGCCGTACTTGGCTATCCCTGCTACTTGGTCACGTAGACCGGACAAAAACCCCGCGCCTGTTTCGTCGCCTGCGTCTTTAGCGTCTTTAAAACTAAACGCGTCTTGCAAACCTTTAGACACGCTTCCAGCGAAATCGTCAAACGCGCCCTGGGCGTCCTCTAATCCTTTTTTAGCTGCGTCTAATGCTTTTGTTAAATCGTCTTGTAATGCTTTAGCGGCGTCTTTAACTGTGCTATCAACCTTTTTAGCGCCGCCGCTTACCTTGTCTAACTGTTCGGCTACTGGCCCTAACTTTATACCTAAAGCTTCTGCCTGGCCGCTTAACCTGTCTGCCGCTGCGCCGTTACGTTTAGTTTGCGCTTCGTTTTCGTTCATTACATCAGTTAAATCTTGTATATACATACCGTTCGCTTGCAATTCCAAACCTAATAAAATTTGGCTTTCCGAAAGACTTTTGCCAACTTGATTAAATTTTGGTATGAATTGAATAAAACCTAAAGTAATTAACGTAAGCGAGTTCATTACGTCTATTGCCATATTGGTAAATGCAAGCGAAACGGCAATACCAAAACGTTTTACATACGCGCCAGTTACGCCCATGTTGTCTAAAAACACTTCGAGCGCGCCGCCGATACCTTTTGAACCTAAAGCGTCAATAGCTTTAGCCGCTGCGTCGGGTAATAGTCCTATGGCGTCTTTAACGTATTTGTTATTTAAAATTGCGTAGCCAATAGTTTCGTTAAGTTCACTCCAAACAGTGCCCAGGCGTTTTAGTTGCCCTTCATAAGTGTTAGCGGCTGCAGCTGCAGCACCGCCAAACTGTTTAGTTAATTCGTCTTGTGCCTTGCCAAAATCTTTAGTTTTAATAATGTTGGGGTCGAGCGCTATTCCCAGTTTTGTTAAACCTGCCAAATTGCCGTTAAATGCCTTGCCCAATGCCAACGACACGGTTTCTAAATCGCGGCCAGTACCTGCCGAAATATCCATAGCAAGCCCTAGTAGGTCTTGTCCGGTAGTTAAATCATTTGTTGCACGTACCAGCGAACCCAGCGCGGGGCGTAATTGGTCATCTGCGACGCCTGTAGCAAATTGCATTTGTGTTACAAATTCTTCAGTTGCCGCGATAGTCATACGCGACGCGCCCGTAGTGTTTTCTAATTGCTTGGCTAATAGCGCTTGGCTTTTTTGGTCTTCGATAGCGGCGTTAATTGCCTTGCCTAAACCTGCAACTACTAACGCGGTTGAAGCTGCAAACGCGGCTCCTACTAATACGCCTGTTTTGCCGAATTTGCCAAACGCTTTTTCGGCTTGCGAAATGCCTTTATCTGCAAACGACGTAATAATTGGGATATTTATACCAGCCATTAGCGAACCTTCATTTGACGGTTTGTAATTACCATGACTTGTTCTACTACTTTAAGTACGTCGGCGGTAACGGTAGGCCTGTTTTTTTCTACGGCAACGTCAATAACGCGCGGCTGGTTGCCTTCCTCTACGGTCAAGTTTGTAACAAATTGGCTACTTGTGTTACGGCCTGCATGGTCATAGATGACGCCTGCAGCGTCGGCGCTTTGTACGGTCATTAAACGATAAGGCTTGGCGCCAAATACAACTTGTTCGGTATAGCCGCCCCTGTCGAAATTTACGTAACGTTCTTTACTTCCACGTACGCCAACCTTAATTTTAAAACCTTTTTGTACGGCGTCGGTACGCCACGTAGTTTCGCGGCCTTTAACTAGGTTGCCTCGAACCATGCCCGATAGTGGGGCGCCGTTGCCTTTTGAATTGGGGTAACTTGCCACCATTTGGCGGGCTTCACTTAAAATAGACGCGCCAGCGTTCTTAATTTGTTTAGTCACTAAACGCCGATATTTAGGGTCAATGTCGTTTAACAATTTTAGGGTTTCTTGGATACCCTCAATTTGTAACGGTAGTTGGGCCACGGCGTTTACTTTCGTTGTTTGTTGTTATCCGATAATACAGCAACGACGGTAGCCAGGTCGTCTATGTCAAACGGTATAGACGGGGGCCACCACGAAATGGCTACCAGTAGTTCACATAACTGGCGGGCGTGGGTGCCCCTTAGGTGGGGTTTACGGCCTCGGTGTCGACTACTTCAATGTTTGTTAAGCCTTTAACGAACGTGTCAAACTCTGCAGGTACAACAATTTTGTTTAACTTGGACGCTTCATACGCCATAAATGCTAAATCCTCTACGCCGATACCTAGCGCCATGTCCGAGGCTTTACGTTTAAATTTTCGTTCCCACAAAATTATTACGTACAGGTTTGTTACCACCTCATTGGCGGTATCGGCTGTTTCTACTTTTAGCGTAAGTTTCATTATGTGCCTTTTGTGTCGGGCCTTTTCAGGCGTTTAATTAAACTTCTAAAACGCTGTAAACCCCGCCCGTAAAAACAATACTGACCTGACC